ACAATCATCCCACGAATATTTAATCGAACAAGTACAATTTACTGGTTCTGAAGCTGTTAACGCAAATTCAGTTAAAGCACGTCTTAATTTTAATCATCCATGTAAAGCTCTTTTCTGGAATATTAAATCTAATAACAATACAGGTAAACAATATTTAACCTTAAGTAACAACGCAGATGAAATGGCTCAAAAAACAACTATTCTTGCAGTACTTAATCATGTAGAACAAGGTGCTGGTGCTGGTAAAATGAACGCAGCTAATGGTGTAATTACAAAACCAGACCAAGGAGGTGCTGTTTATACTTGGGGTAATTATGAAATTGTTGATGTATCATCTGCTGCTACAATTGATCCAGCTACTCTTGATCTTAGTAATTTCGTTGTTACATCTGCAACTGTAGCTCCTGCTCTTGCATCATCACTTGTTCCTAACCAACAGGCTAATTGGGCTGCACTTAATGTTACTGTAAATCAACATGATAACTACGGTACATCAGTAACTGGCACTGGAAATCCAGTAACAACCGGTTTACTACAACTTAATGGTCATGATCGTTTCGCAGAAAGATCTGGTATGTACTTCAATCAAGTACAACCATTCCAACACTTTAATAACACACCAAGTGATGGTATCAATGTTTATTCTTTCGCAGCAACACCAGAAGAACATCAACCAAGTGGTTCATGCAATTTCTCAAGAATTGATAATGCACAATTAGTACTTGGTGTAGATGCAGGTGTAGCAACAGCTGGTGGTAAACTTAATATCTATGCTGTTAATTACAACGTACTTCGTGTTATGTCTGGTATGGGTGGTCTTGCATACAGTAACTAATTTTAAAGTATTAGAGATACATAATTAATATATTCTATATGAATTTATTAATCATTTTTCAATAAAACATATAAGTTAGATATTTTTTTTCTGTATTTGTGTTTTATATAAAATTTTTTTCTATCCTTATTATATATAATGGCTGGTGGCGGTTTAATGCAACTAGTAGCCTATGGCGCACAAGATGTTTACCTAAGTGGTAATCCACAAATCACCTTCTTTAAAGCAGTATACAAAAGACATACTAACTTCTCAACAGAAGCAATTTCACAAACCTTCTCTGGTTCCCCTGATTTCGGTCGTCGTGTAACTTGCCCAATCACAAGAAATGGTGATCTTATTACTAAAATGTACCTTTTATGTAAAGTTACTGGTACAGCTAACGGTAATAACAAATGGGGTTGGTCACCTCAACTAGGTCATGCACTTATTGATAATGTTGAATTAGAAATCGGTGGATCTAGAATCGACAAACAATATGGTGACTGGATGAATGTATGGTACTCACTTACCAGAACTACAGGCCAAGAAGCTGGTTATGGTGCTATGATCGGTCATACTGTTGAAAATCAAACATTAGCAGTTAGTCATGCCGACCAAACTCTTTATGTTCCTCTTCAATTCTTCTGCTGCAGAAACAATGGTCTTGCTCTTCCTCTTATCTCTCTTCAATACCACGACGTTCGTGTTAACTTTGAATTCACTGCTGGTTCTTCATGTGTTCAATACGAAGGTGCTACTGCACCAACTGTATCAATGGCATCATGTGAATTACTTGTTGACTTCGTTTTCCTTGACTCTGAAGAAAGAAAAAGATTCGCACAATCATCACACGAATACTTAATTGAACAACTTCAATTCACTGGAGCTGAATCTGTTAACTCCACTAATGTTAAAACTAGACTTAACTTCAATCATCCATGCAAAGCTCTATTCTGGAATGTTAAATCAAGTAACTGGATGGGAACCAAAATGCTTGCATGGTCTCCAAATGCACAGCAATTAGCTGAAGCTAATACTATCACTGCTCTTGCTCACTTAGCACCAACTACTGGTAATAATGTTGTTGCTAAAACTATTGGTGGTGTTAAATATGAAATTGTTAAAGTAAGTGGTGCTCATACTGCTATTGCTAACGCAGCTGGAGTTGCTGCTCTTGATACATCTGACTACGTTCTTACTGGTCCTACTCTTCCAATGAGTGAAATCTCTAAAGGTGCTGCATCTTTAGTTGCACTTGTTGGTGGAACTTACCAAGCTGGTAGTGGTGTTACTGTTAACTTACACGATAATTATGGTGTTAACCTTGATGGTTCAGTTAACCCAGTTTCTACTGGTCTTTTACAACTTAACGGTCATGATCGTTTCGCTGAAAGAGATGGAAGTTACTTCAATAACGTACAACCATACCAACACTTCCCACATGCACCTGCTGATGGAGTTAATGTTTACTCATTTGCTCTTACCCCAGCAGAACATCAACCATCTGGATCATGTAATTTCTCCAGAATCGATAACGCACAATTAGTACTTACCGTTGATGCTAGTGTTACAGGTACACTTAATGTATATGCTGTTAACTACAATGTACTTCGTGTTATGTCCGGTATGGGTGGTCTTGCATACAGTAATTAAATTAAATATTAATACTGATGCTTAATTAATATATTCTACAGAATTTATTAATCATTACTTTAATAAAACATATAAGTTAGATATTTTTTTACAGAAGCGAATTTTTTATATAAATTTTTTTCTGCTATATATATATATATAATGGCTGGTGGCGGTTTAATGCAACTCGTAGCCTATGGCGCACAAGACGTTTATCTTAGTGGTAACCCACAAATCACTTTTTTCAAAGCAGTATACAAAAGACATACTAATTTCTCTACTGAAGCAATCACACAAACCTTCTCTGGTTCCCCAGATTTCGGTCGTCGTGTAACTTGCCCTATCACAAGAAATGGTGATCTTATTACTAAAATGTACCTAGTATGTAAAGTTACCGGTACACAAAATGGTAACAACAAATGGGCATGGGCACCACAACTTGGACATGCTCTTATCGATAATGTTGAATTAGAAATCGGTGGATCCAGAATCGACAAACAATACGGTGACTGGATGAATATCTGGCACTCACTTTCCAGAAATGATAACCACGATGCTGGTTATGCAGCTATGGTTGGAGATACTCCAGCTATGACCACTCTTGCTGCTACTCATGCAGATGCTGAACTATATGTTCCATTACAATTCTTCTGCTGCAGAAATAATGGTCTTGCACTACCACTTATCTCTCTCCAATACCACGATGTTCGTGTTAACTTCGAATTCACTGCTGGTGCTTCATGTGTACAATATGAAGGTGCTACTGCTCCTTCTGTTTCTATGGCATCATGTGAACTACTTGTTGACTTCGTTTTCCTTGACTCCGAAGAAAGAAAAAGATTCGCACAATCATCACACGAATACCTAATTGAACAAGTTCAATTCACTGGTTCTGAAGCTGTTAACGCAACCTCAGTTAAAACTAGACTTAACTTCAATCATCCATGCAAAGCTCTATTCTGGGGAGTTAAAGCAAACAAATGGATGGGTAACAAAATGCTTGCTTGGTCTGCTAACTCAGCAGAACTTGCTGAAAAAAGTACTGTCCTTGCCCTTGCTCACTTAGCTGGTGCAGGTGCTGTTGTTACCAAAACTGTTGGAGGTGTACAATACCAAATCGTTAAAGTTAACGGAGATCATGCACAAGTTGATGATGCTACTAAATTCGCTGCACTCGATACCTCTGACTACGTTGTAGCTGGACCTACTCTTCCAATGAGTGAAATCTCCAAAGGAGCTCAATCTTTAGTTGAATACGTTGGTGGTACATACGTTGCTGGTACAGGTGTAACTGTTAACTTACACAATAACTATGGATCTAATGTTGATGGTAGTGCAAATCCAGTTGCTACTGGTCTTCTTCAACTTAATGGTCATGATCGTTTCTCAGAAAGAGATGGTATGTACTTCAATCAAGTACAACCATACCAACACTTCAGTAACACACCAAGTGATGGTATCAATGTTTACTCATTTGCTCTTACCCCAGAAGAACATCAACCATCTGGTTCATGCAATTTCTCCAGAATCGATAACGCACAATTAGTTCTTGGTGTTAACGCTGTTGCAGCTGCAGGTGCTAAACTTAATGTTTACGCTGTTAACTACAATGTACTTCGTGTTATGTCTGGTATGGGTGGTCTTGCATACAGTAACTAATTTTAAAGTATTAGA